TACCCGATGCAATGGGGCCAGAAGCTAGATTATATAAAAAACTTAAAAGTATTTCAAAAGATATCGTTTGGACTAGACTTGAAAACCAAAGCTTATTTGGGACTCCTGATATATTGGGTTATAATTCTAAGTGCACCTTTTTCACAGTAGAACTTAAAATAGCTAACGGCAACAAAGCTCGCCTGTCCCCTCATCAAGTATCGTTTCATTTCCAGCATCCCAAAAATTCTTTTGTGCTTGTAGAGTGGAAGGATAAGTGTTTGTTGTTTGAGGGTAAGCAATCGCTTGCGCTTGTAGATTCATCGTTGTCATCGCTTGAGCCTATTGTTGATTCGCTTGAAGATTGTGTGAAGTATTTGTCTAGCTTGTAAATTTATTATTCATCTGCAACTAAAAAACCATCTGCGAGTATTTGATCCTCAACATATTTTTCTAGTTCTTTTTTAGTTAATTTAGATAAAAAATCTTTTTCACCAAAATTATTTTTTTGATTTTTAAAATCATCGACAATCATTCTCATTAGTTTATCATGTAAATAATCTGCGTGAGCTATACAATAATCTAATTTTTCTTTTTTTAGTTTATCTTCTTTTGTCATATTATCCCTTCTGCTCGCTCGCTTGTATGTGGTTTTGGTGTTGTTCTTCAATTGTATCTAATTCAATAACATCAATATTAGTTTTTTCAATTTTACCACCAATTATATGTTTTAAACCACCATATATAATTTGTTCAATATCCTCATTATACAAATCAGTATCTGGTATATCTATTCTTACACTATAACTTTTGTTCATATTATCCCTTCTGCTCGCTCGCTTGTTCATCTTTAATATATTTTCTATCAGCTAAAATATCCTCTAATGTATTTATTAAAAAATGTATTTCTGTTTCGGGTAGTTTTGACGCTTTCATTAAAATGTTTGTATAGTTTTTGCTACCATTAAATTTTAAACATTTATATTCAACCCATTTATTATTCTCTACTACCCATTTATTTTTTTGTATATAGTTTCTCATATTATCCCTTCTGCTCGCTCGCTTGTGGTTGTAATACTCCCACTAGTTCTGCTCGCTTATAATTATCTTCATCAAGGCATAAGTCCCCGTCAATATCTAATCCGCCTTTATCCAATAATATTTTTCTTGCTTGCTCTTCTGTGTCTGCATCTATTTCATAATAATACACACACGGCACATCAAATTGATATGTTTTTTTCATATTATCCCTTCTGCTCGCTCGCTTGTTGATTTAAAAAATTATCTGCCTCAATATCACTATCAAAAATCATACAAGTATCGCAACGTTCAGTATGTGGCTCATGATAAGGGTCATTTGGATCACTTAACCCCGTTGAAATTACATCAGTAAAATAACCTAAACCATCACAATCTTGACAATTATTTTTCATATTATCCTTTCTGCTCGCTCGCTTGTTGTTTTAATAGTTTTAATTTAAGTTTATATAATCTACCTAAATACATCTTATCTTTTAAATCATATTCATAAGACATCATATTAAAGTTATTATAGTATCCCTCAATAGAATTAATCTTTTTATTTATTTGTTCTATTGTTAATTTCATATTATCCCTTCTGTTTGCTCGCTTGTTAATTTTTTGATAGGGCGCTTGCTCGTCAGCTTGCGCCCCCTCCAGTTCTTTAGCAACGCGGGTTTACTGTATCGCCCATTTATACAAACTTGATATTTCATATATTAAACATCTTGCACAAATCCATTAAAATCTTTTTTGTTTTTTTATATTTCATACTTTCATTTATTTTTATATAATATCCTATATATAAGTCAATCATTATTTTCGATCTTAGGCAACATTTTTATTTTTCAATAGTCTTTCATCATGACTATATTCATAAGCCAGTTCTTGTATATTATGATCTAAATATATTGATTGACCAGTACAAGTACGACCCCACCAAGTCCCTAAATCAGCTTTTAAAATTGGTTCATTTTGGTTCTTCATTTGATTAATAAACCAATCAGAACAAAGCCAATGTTCAAAAACTTCTTGTTGATCTTCGCCATTGTCTCTTATTTCTTGTATTTCTTCTTCTGTCTCTACATCATAATCAGATTTTATATTTTCATCTGATTTATAGAAGTTTATATAATCTTCTATTGATATAACTTCTTTATTCATTAACTCACTTACAAGGTAAGACTGATTATAGATAATATGATTATCAATAAATTTTCTTGTAATGTCTTGCATTATTCCACTTTCAATATCATTAAAAGCTATTTTGTTTGTAGTCATTGTTTTATATCCTTTCATTAAAATTAAATCTTATAAAATCCTATATATAAGTCAATCATTATTATTGATTAAAACTCTAATACTTTCAGATCCACCTTTCATAAATTCCTTTCTGATCCCTGAACTAACTCTAGCGTTCTCCCCTAGGTTCCTTGCAGTTAGTTCAGGGATCAGGCGACTTGCGTCGCCTAAAACCGTATTAGGCATTTCTATGTTGAGAGATAAATTTTTCATTATCATCCCAAAATTTATCAAGACCTAATTTACTTAAAGCTCTGGAATAAGCGGCTCCTAAAGAAAGCGCGTGAGACTGATCATAATCTTTTATGAATATGTCTCGCACATCATCATCGCTATCTTTGCCAGAAACGTAGCCAGCTGAAAGAACTATTACTAGAGCTTTCATTTCGGCTTTAGTTAGTTTAGTATTTATATTATTCATAATATCACTGTATAGGATAATCCTACAATAGTCAATAGACAATGTGTCCATTTTGGGTTTTCTGTAAATACAACTTTAAGTTGTATTTGTTAATTAGAATCATTCTAAACTTCGTCATTTGTTTTTATTCTTTCATTGTTTCTGATCTCATCAGTTGAGGAGTAACCTCAATATACCCTCTGGTTGAGGGTGTTTCGATCTGTTTAAATTCTTATTTGGTTAATAACTCCTTCATCTTCTAATTGATTTCTATAATCTGATACTATTTCTTCACCAATTATATAAACATACATATTTACAACTTTTTCAGGATCACTAAAATCAGTATTTACTTCACCAAAATTGTCATTTTCGTATTGTTTAATTAAATCTATTATATTAAATACTTGATCACCAAGCCACTTTTTAGCTTGGTAAGTTCCAATAATATAATAATCTGAATTAAAACAATGATGATGTAAGTCATCTAAATTGTCAGTAATCCATTTTTTATTCTGTTCTTTAATCCAATCTTCAAAATGAGATTTGATTTCATCATATTTATATTGTGCCATTTTATATCCTTTCATAAAAAATAAATCCTATATTATCCTCTATATATGTCAACCCTTTGTACTCTAAAAAATAAAGTTTTTTTGACCTATTTTATGGGCGCATTTATTCAATTAAAACGTGCATTATTCTAGTTTATATTGGTTCTAATCTACAAAGTTATTAAAAGTTATTTACTTGCAAATCACAACCTTTGGAAGATGCTCAAAAGTTCCCCGCCCCTTGTCTCTTGCAACTGGTACGTGTACGCCGAGACTGTGGTATTTATGCAACAGTATTTGAGAGACGGGAAACTAGAGACTAGTTTAGAATGGTTCTAAAAAAGATTAGTTGACTTTATATCTTGTCTCCTATAATCTCCTAGAATAAACAAGGAGAAAACAAATGGAAACTATAAAAGAAATGATTGTTTATTTAGAAGAAAATCAAGGTAAAATAGACAATGAAATAGTTGATAATAAAAAAGCACAAGAAATATTCAACGATATTGAAAACCTTAAAAACAAACTAGAAGATATTTCATTAGACTAATAAATATCTAAAACTCCCTCGACCCTCGCAACTCGAAACAAGTTGCGAGGGTTTTTTATTAGTTGCTCGTTGCGAGTTGCTAGGATCTAGCCACGCAATAGAGGTACCAAAGCAAAGCCAAAATTACAAAATTTCTTATTTATTAATTCTTTTTTTCGAGAAAGATGTAACTAACACTAGTCATTATTGCGAGATTTGTACGGTTTATGACCTCAAATTCGTTATTGCTTTCTAAGAGAATACCGAATAAATTAACAATCGTTGGAAACATTAACCAAAAAATTTTACAAAAAATTTTTTTCAAAATGCATATTGATTTAGACAAAATAAAAAAGCTCCCACCAGATGTCCGAAAAGACTTTATGAAAATGGCTGTAAAGCTAGACGAAAAGAAAAAAGTATCAAAGGTTAGAAAAGACTTTCTTTCCTTTACAAAGCATATGTGGCCTGAGTTTATTGAAGGTAAACACCACAAAATTATTTCACAAAAATTTAATGATCTTGCAAGTGGTAAAATAAAAAGATTAATTGTAAATATGCCACCAAGACATACCAAATCAGAGTTCGCTAGCTCCTTGCTTCCCGCTTGGATGATCGGGCGTAATCCAAAATTAAAAATAATTCAAACTACTCACACCGGAGAACTTGCAATAAGATTCGGGCGTAAAGCTAAAACGCTGATGGATACTGAAGACTACAAACAAGTGTTTGAGACAAGACTTAGAGAGGATAGTCAAGCAGCGGGCAGATGGGAAACCGAGCAAGGTGGCGAATACTTTGCATCAGGTGTTGGTGGAGCAATAACAGGTCGTGGTGCAGATTTATTAATAATTGATGATCCACACTCAGAGCAAGACGCTATGAACAATCAAGCGTTGGAGCGAGCATACGAATGGTATACATCAGGACCAAGACAACGTCTTCAACCGGGTGGTGCAATCGTTTGTGTAATGACAAGATGGAATACGAAAGATTTAACAGGTATGTTATTAAAACATCAAAAAGAAGCAAAAGCAGATCAGTGGGAGGTTGTAGAGTTCCCAGCGATCATGCCATCAGGTAAACCGGTATGGCCTGAGTATTGGAAGCTGAAAGAATTAGAAACAGTAAAAGCATCCTTATCACTTGGCAAATGGAACGCACAATGGATGCAAAACCCAACATCAGAAGAGGGAGCTATCATTAAACGGGAGTGGTGGAACATTTGGGAAAAAGAAGAGATGCCAATATTAGAACACGTTATACAATCTTACGATACCGCTTTTATGAAAAAAGAAACAGCCGACTATAGTGCTATAACTACATGGGGTGTATTTCGTGAAAACGAAGACAGTCCACAACAGTTAATATTAGTCGATGCACTAAAAGGTAGATACGAGTTTCCCGAACTTCGCCGAATAGCAAAAGAGCAATATGATTACTGGAATCCAGAAACTGTTCTAGTTGAGGCTAAAGCCAGTGGACTACCACTTACATACGAGTTGAGGAATATGGGTATACCTGTTGTAAATTATACTCCCTCTAAAGGAAACGATAAGCACGCTAGAGTAAATGCTGTTGCACCTTTGTTTGAAAGTGGTATGATATGGACTCCTGATGAAAAGTTTGCAGAAGAGGTGATTGAGGAGTGTGCTGCTTTTCCATACGGTGACCACGATGACTTGGTCGATAGTATGACTCAGGCTGTGATGCGATTTAGACAGGGAGGGTTGGTACCGCATCCTGAAGATTATAGAGATGAGCAAATTATAAAAACGAAAAGAACTTATTACTAATGTCAGAACTAACAGATAAATATTCAAAAAATTTTAGTCCAGCAAAAAAGAAAGCGTTTGAAAAACGTGTGTTTGATAATCTTGGTGCAATGTCAGAGCTATCAGCTATTATGTTAGTTTTAGCAGAGATGAGAGAAGAAGGAATGAAATCAGGTGGAAGAGTTCACTTAAAATCAGGATCTAAAACTTTATCAAATTATTCTAAAGATATCGTTGATGAATACTTAGATAACGTAAAAGAAGGATATAAAGGAAGTATTAAAAAATATATATTAGAATTTTATGGGCCTGAATATTTAATGTCTAAAGGTGGATTAATAGACAAGCCACTAGGAGCGGGTGGCAAGAAATCAGGACCACCTCCTGAAAAAGGTCCAAACTCGAAAGGGTTGAATGTTAAAGGTAATACTGTTAAGACGGTAAAACTGGAGAAATAAATGGCAGAAATAGACAAAGCTTTACCCAATGAGGTAAGAAAAGAGATTAACATTCCTAGCGTAGAAGACGTTCAAGTAGAAATAGAAAAAGAGTCAGAGCAAAAAGGCCCAGTAGAAGTTCAAGAAAACGAAGACGGTAGTGTTGATGTAAATTTTGATCCAAGACTTGGAAGTTTAGATCAAACAAATGAACATTTTGCAAACTTAGCTGAACTGTTACCGGATGATATATTGGATCCGTTAGGAAGCAAAATGTATGAAAATTATACAGATTACAAATCTTCAAGAAAAGATTGGGAAAGAACTTATACACAAGGTTTAGAACTTTTAGGTTTTAATTATGATGATAGAACAGAGCCATTTAAAGGAGCAAGTGGTGCAACACACCCAGTTCTTGCTGAAGCAGTTACACAGTTTCAAGCATTAGCTTACAAAGAATTATTACCAGCAGAAGGTCCTGTTAGAACTCAAATAATAGGTATGCCAACTCCAGATAAAGAAGCTCAGTCACAAAGAGTAAAACAATTTATGAACTATCAGATAATGAATGAAATGAAAGAGTATGAAGCTGAGTTTGATCAAATGTTATTTTATTTACCACTTGCAGGATCATCATTTAAAAAAGTTTACTATGATGAAATTATGCAAAGAGCTGTTTCAAAATTTGTACCTGCAGATGATATTGTTGTTCCTTATACTGCAACATCGTTAGATGATTGCGAATCTGTAATACACAGAGTTCGTATGACAGAAAATGAACTACGAAAACAACAAGTGGGTGGTTTTTATAGAGACATAGAAATTAATCCTGCATACATGGATGAAACATCGTCTGAAAAAGCAGAGAGAGAATTAGATGGAACATCAAGAGGCAGGGATCAGAGAATGTATACTCTTTTAGAGTGTCACGTTAATTTAGACTTAGAGGGTTTTGAAGACATTGGAGCTAACAATGAACCAACAGGAATTAAACTTCCATACATTATAACTGTTGAAGAAGGCACAAGAAAAGTTTTATCTATTCGAAGAAATTATGAAATAGGAGATGCACAAAAAAATAAAATTAATTACTTTGTACATTTTAAATTTTTACCAGGACTAGGATTTTACGGTTTTGGATTAACCCACATGATCGGAGGACTATCAAGAACAGCGACTGCAGCTCTTAGACAACTATTAGATGCAGGAACTCTGTCAAACTTACCAGCAGGATTTAAGATGCGTGGAATTAAAATGAGAGATGAAGCGCAGTCAATACAACCAGGAGAATTTAGAGATGTAGATGCACCAGGTGGAAATTTGAAAGATGCATTTATGACTTTACCGTTTAAAGAACCATCTCAAACTTTATTACAACTTATGGGTGTCGTGGTATCTGCAGGACAACGATTCGCTTCCATAGCGGACCTGCAAGTGGGAGATGGGAACCAACAAGCAGCAGTGGGCACGACAGTGGCTATGTTGGAGAGAGGATCAAGAGTAATGTCTTCGATTCATAAACGAATGTATGCTGCGATGAAAAAAGAATTTACTATTTTAGCTAGAGTATTTAAATTATACTTACCTCCGATTTACCCCTACGATGTTATTGGTGGACAAAATCAAATTAAACAAACTGATTTTGACGATCGTGTAGACATCTTACCGGTTGCTGATCCAAATATTTTTAGCCAAACCCAAAGGATCTCTTTAGCTCAAACAGAAATGCAACTGGCTGCCTCAAACCCTCAAATACATAATCAATACGAAGTCTATCGTAATATGTATGAGGCATTAGGGGTAAAAGATATTGATTTAATTTTAAAAAGACCAGAAAGACCTATGCCAAAAGACCCAGCACTAGAACATATCGATGCATTAGCTGGAAAACCTTTTCAAGCATTTCCTGGACAAGACCATCAAGCACACATTACAGCTCATTTAAACTTTATGGAAACAAATATGGTTAAAAACGCACCTATGGTTGGCGCTGCAATACAAAAAAACATACTTGAACACATAAGTTTAATGGCTCAAGAACAAATTGAAGTAGAATTTAGACAAGAATTACCACAATTAATGAAAATACAACAAATGGCAATGCAAAATCCGCAATTACAACAACAAGCAAGAATGTTACAAGAAAAAATTGAAGCTAGAAAAGCAGTTTTAGTGTCAGAAATGATGGACGACTATGCAAAAGAAGAGAAAAAAATTACTTCACAGTTTGATAATGATCCAATTGCTAAATTAAGAGCAAGAGAATTAGATTTACAGGCGCAAGAAAACGCTAGAAAACAAAAAGAAGGCGAAGAAAGAATAAATCTTGATAAAATGAGAGCTATGATGAATGATCAAAACCAAGATGAAAAATTAAAACAGAATGAAGAGCTTGCAAATCTTCGTGCAGATACTTCAATACAAAAAACTATCTTAAGTAAAACAATACCACCATCAGATAAAACACCTGATGCGGTTTCAATTATAAGAAAGGATTAATATGTGGTTATCAGCGATTAAATTAGCAATGTCTACAGGAAGTAAGATTTATGCTAACCGTCAAAGAACAAAACAAGCAATGTCTGATGCACAATTAATGCATGCAGAAAAAATGGCTCGAGGTGAAGAGGCTTACCAGGGAAAATTATTAGAAAGTCGACAATCGGACTGGAAAGACGAGGCAGTTTTGATAATTTTAAGTTTGCCCGTCGTAATTTTGGCTTGGGCAGTGATATCGGACGATCCGACTGCTATGGATAAGGTAAAATTATTCTTTGAGATGTTTTCAGAGCTTCCGAAATGGTTCACTAATCTTTGGATCCTTGTCGTGGCGAGTATTTATGGTATAAAGGGAACGCAAATTTTTAAAAACGGAGGAAATAAAAATGGCAAATAGATTATACAACAAACAAGTATCACCTAAAGGATATAAAATGGGTGGAAGAGTAAAAAAAATGGGTGGCGGAATGATGAAGCGAAAACCTATGATGAAGGGATCTAAACCTGACTTTTTAGATTTAGATAAAGATAATAATAAAACTGAGTCCATGAAATCTGCAGCAGCATCAGCTAAAAAAATGATGAAAGGTGGCAGAGTAAAAAAAATGGGCGGAGGTATGTCTAAATTAAATCCTGGTCTTAGAAAATTTATAATGTCTAAGAAAAAAGGTAAAGCATAATGGCTGGTAGAGGTTTGTACGCAAACATTGCAGCTAAAAAAGCTAGAATCAAAGCTGGCTCTGGAGAGAAGATGAGAAAAAAAGGAGCTAAAGGTTCACCAACTGCAGCAAACTTTAGAAGAGCTGCACAAACAGCAAGGAAAGCTTAATGACTAAACTATGTCCTAGAGGTAAATCGGCAGCGAAGCGAAAATTTAAAGTGTATCCGTCAGCATATGCTAACGCTTACGCTTCTAAAATTTGCGCTGGTAAAATCAAAGATCCTTCTGGTGTAAAAAGAAAAGATTTTAAAGGACGTAAACCAGCTGCTATGGGTGGCAGAATATACAAAGCTGAGGGTGGACTTACTGAAGCTACACAGAGACTAAGAAGACAAGGTTTAGGTATGGGTGGCAAAGCTTGCATACAAATAAAAGGTTTTGGTAAAGCACGAAGACCAAGTAGATAACCATGGCTAAGAACGGTTTAGATAAATGGTTCAAACAGAAATGGGTGGACATAGGAAGCAAGAAGAAAGATGGTTCTTTTTCAAAGTGTGGTCGTTCTAAACAAAAAGCAGATGCTAAACGTAAATATCCAAAATGTGTTCCACTAGCTAAAGCTAGACGTATGTCTGAAGGACAAAGACGTTCAGCAGTTACAAGAAAAAGAGCAGTCGCTCAAGGTGTTGGTGGTAAACCAACAAATGTTAAAACTTTTACTAAAAGAGCTAAAGCTGCAGAGGGTGGTTACATGGGGAGTTTTATAAAATTAAATGTAGACGGAAAGACAATTGGAAATCCAAGTTTAAAAAAATATTATAAAGGAATGGTTTAGTGAGAACTTATTATTCAAAAGGCACTATGCCACCAAGAAATAAAAAAAACTTTAGATCAACAAAGTCTGGAGCAGGGATGACACGAGCTGGAGTCGCTGCTTACAGAAGATTAAACCCCGGCTCAAAACTAAAAACAGCGGTCACTGGCAAAGTCAAACCAGGATCTAAAGCTGCTAATCGACGTAAGTCGTATTGCGCAAGAAGCGCAGGTCAAATGAAAAAATTTCCTAAAGCTGCGAAAGATCCTAACTCAAGACTAAGACAAGCACGCAGAAGATGGAAATGTTAAATGGTAAAGAAACTAAATAAAGTAGCAAAAGCTTTAAATAAAGCTTCTAAGTTACATAAGAAACAATCAAATATAATTAAGAAACACATAAAGGAGATGAAATCTTATGGCAGACCCCAAAAAAGGAACGGGTAAAAAACCTAAAGGATCTGGTAGAAGACTCTATACAGACGAAAACCCTAGAGACACAGTAAAAATAAAATTTGCAACACCTTCTGATGCAACTGCAACAGTTTCAAAAGTTAAAAAAATTAGTAAACCATTTGCTAGAAAAATACAAATCCTAACTGTTGGAGAACAGCGTGCCAAAGTGATGGGTAAAAAACAAGTCGCTGCAATTTTTAAAAAAGGTAAAGAAACAATAAGGAAAAAAAATGAAAGAAGTAATACTAAAAGCGCTTGAAGATAGATACAACGCACAAATATCTGAAGCTGATGCTACTATGAAAATTTATTTAACAAATTCTGTAGGTATTGGAGAACATCCACAACATATTGAAGAAATAGATAAATTAATTAATAAAATAGCTCAAGCAGAGGAAAATTTAAAAATATTAAAGGAGTTTGAATGACAGATCCATTAGTAATTGTATCTAAAATACAAAAAATGATGAGAGATAATTTTCAAAGAATTGGTGAAACTATGCTTAGTGGTGGTATTGACAATATGGAAAAATATCAATATATGTTAGGACAAGCGAAAACATATCAATATATACTACAGGAAATCTCTAACCTGCTAGAAGAA